CCATTGCGGCTGACTTCCTGTACGAGCATGACCGGGCGATGATCCTCGCGCCGGTCGGCGCGGGCAAGACAGCTATCACGCTGACCGCCATGCGCGAGATGCTGCGCGATGGCCACGCCAGTCGGTTTCTTGTGCTGGCGCCTAAGCGCGTGGCCGAACATGTCTGGCTAGAAGAGAAGGCGAAGTGGGCACCTGAGATCACGATGGCCATCGCCGTGGGTACAGCCAAGCAGCGCGCCGCTGCGCTGCGGGCCGACGTGCAGGTGGTGGTGACCAACTACGAGAACTTGCCCACGGGCGGGTTCGACGGCGTGGTGTTCGATGAGTTGACCAGGCTGAAGAACCCAAGCGGCCAACGGTTCAAGCTGCTGGAGAAGTTCTTGCGCGGGGTCAACATCCGCTGGGGCCTGACCGGCAGCTTCACCAGCAACGGTCTGGAGGATGTCTTCGGCCAATGCAAGATCATCGACACGGCGCTGCTGGGCCGCACCAAGGGCGCCTTCCAGCAGCAGTACTTCATGCTGGTCAACAAGGAATTCAATCAGTGGGCGCCACGCGCTGGATCGTTGGCGCAGGTGATGGAGCGCATCAAACCGGCCACGTTCTTGCTTGAATCCTACACGCTGCCAGACCTGAACGTGGTCGAGGTGCGCTGCTCGATGGACTTGGCCAAGTACAAGCAAATGAAGAAGGACATGGTGCTGGAATTCCCCGACGCCCGCGCCATCGCGGTCAACGCTGGCGTGGTGACGGGCAAGCTCCAGCAGATGGCCTCAGGGTTCGTCTACGCCGATGGCGCGCCGCAGTGGATGTCACCTCACAAGTTCGACGCGCTGGACGATCTGCTGGCCGAGAATCAACGCGCCAACACGCTGATCGCGTACAACTTCAAGGCTGAACTGGCTGAACTGAAGCGGCGCTACCCGCGCGCGCAGACGCTGGACGATGACAACGTCATCGAGCGGTGGAACGCGGGTCTGGTCGAACTACTACTGGTTCACCCCAAGAGCGCAGGCCACGGGCTGAACCTACAGTACGGCGGCTGCAAGGTGGTGTTCCTGTCGCTGCCCTGGTCGCTGGAGTTGTACGAGCAGACCATAGGCCGGCTGCACCGCAGCGGCCAGGCGCATCCGGTCTGGGTCTACCTGATGATCACCGACAAGACGGTCGATGAGAAGATTTGGCGCGCACTGCGCGACAAGCGAACGATTTCTGACATAGCCATAGAGGAGTTGAAATGAAGCTGACTTGGAGAAGCATGCACGAGGTGCTGACGAAACTGTCTGAAGAGGAAGTGCTGAAGTTGTTGCAAGAGGAGCAGGCCGGGGCCAACCGCATCACCATCCTGCTGCGCCTGCACCAGCGGTACTGCGTCTTGCGCCTTGAGCGCGAGCGCATCCTGATCCTGCGCGGAGCGATGGCGGCATGAGGAAGCCGCCAAGCATAGGCTGGTGGCCGACCGGCGAGCACAAGGTGCGCTGGTGGGACGGTGAGCACTGGTCATGGGCCTGCCTAGACACGGACAGCATCAGTCAGGTCACTTGGTACGGCAACAAGATTGACTTGTCACAACACAACGTCAAGTGGTATCCACGGCCAGACAGTTGGCCAGAGAGGAGCAAGACATGACTGAGGATGACGATCTCAAGTATTACCGAGCGATGTTTAGGAACAGCCTGTGGTGGTCTGCCGCGCTTGTGGCGATGTTTTCGCTGATTGCGTGGCTGGTATGACGCACATCGGATGGATGGTCAGCGAGGGCGAGGTCTGCATCCTGCTCACTAGGCGCTGGGAGGAGATGCAGTATTGGGTGGACCGTGGATGCACTGCGGTGCCTCTCTATGCGCTGCCCGCTGTGTAGTGCGCCAACCAGCGTGCTTTCAACTCGGGCCGCGCCCGACAATTCAACCCGAAGGAGATACCAGTGTTACAACAACCACCGGTTCAGCACAACGGAACAACCCGTCGTTTTCCCAGGTCGCTCGAAGAAGCCTTCGGCGGCGACGGTTACGCCATCACCCACTACAGAAACCGATGGTCGTGGTTCAACCGAGCCGTTGCCTTCAGTGTCTGGGTACTGGCGCTGGCTTACGGGGTGACGCTATGGATCTGAAGACCCAATTGCTACGCGAAGAGGGCGCCGAGTCCTGCGCCTACCAAGACTCGCTTGGATACTGGACCATCGGCGTCGGGCGCTTGATCGACTCGCGCAAGGGCGGCGGGCTGTCCAACGATGAGATCAACTACTTGTTGGACAACGACATCAAAGCCAAGACCCGCGAGGTATTGCTGGCGCTGCCGTGGATGCCCAGACTGTCCGAGCCGCGCCAGGCCGTGCTCATTGGCATGGCGTTTCAGATGGGCATCGGTGGGCTGCTCAAGTTCAAGCGGATGCTATCGGCGGTTGAGGACGGCCAGTACTTTGAGGCCGCTGCGCAGATGGTGGAGAGCACTTGGGCACGGCAGACGCCAGCACGAGCGCATCGCATGGCACTACAGATGGAGACAGGCGAATGGACCCACTGACCGCAGGCGTCGAACTGGCGCAAACCGTCATCACCCGCATCTGGCCCGACAAGTCAGCAGCAGAGGCAGCGCAGCTTGCTGCTCAGGTGGCGATCGTCCAGGGCCAACTGGACGTCAACCGCGCCGAGGCATCGAGCCCGAGCGCGTTTACCAGCGGCTGGCGCCCAGCGATTGGCTGGGTCTGCGCGTCGGCCTTGGCGTGTCAGTACATCGCCAGGCCGCTGGTCCAGTGGACCGGCATTGTGCTTGACCATCCGTTGCCGACGCTGCCTGGCATCGACGATAACCTCTGGCAGTTGATGTTGGGGATGCTCGGGCTCGGTGGCCTCAGAACTTTTGAGAAAACTAAGGGAATTGCGTCGTGACCGATGAACGCATTGCCGAAATTATGGGGTGGCGTTGGCCGACCAGTGCTCACCCTGACGACATGCTTGCGAAAGTGCGGACCGTTGTACGCGAAGCTGTACGCACTGATGCATTTGCAGACCGATGCAAGCTGGCAACGGACTGCCTGCCCCAGTCACCCTACCGGGTGATGTTGGAGAACCTGCATCGAGAGATGTTGGGCATTAAGCAGAGGGTTGAACCATGAACGAGCGAATCCGAACCTTTATGGAAGGGCTGTTCGACGTTACGGTAGACCACCGAGGCCGGGAGGAATGCACTGCCGACTACGCCAACGTGCAGCGGTTCTCTGATTTGATTGTCCGGGAGTGCGCCAAAATTGCGGTAGCAATCGAATGCCCAATAGAAGAAGGTATTAGCAGACAAACCCAAGGGCACACTTGGGACATGGCTTGTGTTGCAGCGGCAACTAAGATCAAAGAACATTTTGGAGTTGAAGAATGAAATTAGTTATATCATTATTCACCGCATACACTACAGCAGTCATAATTACTTACGGGCATGCCCATCAGCAGGTAGGTTCTACCTTTGCCGGAGATAATGCTGTTGGAGCATTCGTTTTATCACTGTTCTGGCCACTCTATTGGTCCGTGCAGGTTTGGAAGTAGGAGTTAGATAATGAACGAACGAATAAAACTCCCAGCCCAAGAATGGTTAGGCTATGACCCTGAACGTGGTGATTTACACGGATACACATTTGAACAAATGAGAGAGTTTGCCGACCTCATTGTCAGTGAATGTATCAAGATGGTTGAAAATGAAGCAGCGCAGTATGCAGAGCCAACCTGGGCAGTTTAGTTGGTGAATGATATTAAGGAAAACTTTGGTATTGAGAGAGAGTGGATGCAAGAGTCAAAAGATTGGGTGATTAAAAACTTTGGGATTGAGCCATGACCGAGCGTGCTGCGTTTGAGGCATGGTGTGATGACTATTGGGAAACAAGTTCGTACTTGCACAAGAGCCGGACCTGCGGGGAGTGGGCGGCTTGGCGGGCTGGGCGTGTTGACCTAGCGCAGGTGGGGGGCTGCGGGGAAACGTGCAAGCGAGCCAAGCTCTGCTACGCCTGTTCAAGGGAGTTGGCTTTGCACCGAGGCGACATCTTGAGATGCATTGAAACCGACGAGCTTTGCACTGTAGAGGCTACATCCACATCTGGCAAAACGCTGGTTAAGTGGGCCAGTAACGACTTTGCAGAGTACACGGCAGAGCAGATTGGGGAGTTGTTTTGGATTGAACCCGGTGGTTGAACCCGTAGCATGGATGGTTTATACAGAAGACGGTAAATCTGTGTATGTAACCGATAACCCAACCGAAATCCAGCAAGGCCAACGAGCTTTGCCGTTGTACACGAAGCCCCAATGGCAGGGGTTGACGAAAGCTGATGTAAATAAACTCACAAGATTCGTGATTGCGTTCAAGAGTGAGGTTGTGGAGTTTATTAGAGCAGCAGAAGCAAAGCTAAAGGAAAAAAATGACTGAGACCGAAAGAAACCTAGACCTCCTGCTGGGTGATGCCCTAGCGGAGAACGAAAGCCTCAAGTACGAAATCAAACGCCAAGAGATTGTCATTGCGCAGTTGCTACTGGCGATGCACGAAGGCGGAACCTTGAGAGTACGAGATGATGCATCCTGACACCGAGTTGCTGATGCACCTTGCCGCCAACCTAGTGCGCGAGTACCCCAACGGCGTCAGCACAGTTGACATGCATCTGCGCATGGCGATCACGCTCGACAAGGCCCGCAAGATACTGTGCTTTGCCCGCAAGGCTCGCCTGCTGGGCGTGGCCGGCAGCGGCGTCACTGCGCGATGGGCATCGCCTGAGCGAGCGGCAGAGCTAGACGCTGGGCGCTGGACGAAGCGCAAGTTGCAACACAAGGCCTGTCGGGACCGCAAAACAGCAAGGATCGCTGCCCGCCAGGCTGCGTCAGAACTGGCGCCAAAGCGGATCGCCAAACCTTTCAAAATTCACGCGCCTAACAGCGTGTGGCAACTAGCGGACTTTCCATGCGACCAACTAAAGCAGCGATAGACGCCATCAGGGACGCCTACATGGCTGACGTCTTGACGATCAGAGCGCACATTCTGGCGCTCAATGATCCGCACCTAGAAGATGCCTGGGCCGGCATTGAGACGTTTGCGGCGGTAGCGTTGCGGGTGATGGCGAAGACCAACCCTAGCAAGCTCAAGAGCGAGATGGTGACTGTGGGTATCTCGGCGCTGCTATGAGCAAACTAGACCTAATAACTTTCCTCGCGCCCTTGGGTGTAATTTCTGTCAACACCATCATGTGCAACTTAGAAGCCACCGGAGATGGCAATTTGCAGCGCCTTTTGCAATTCACGCGCAAAGACGTTTTGCAGTGGCCCAACATGGGGCGCGTGCGGCTAGCAAGCCTTGAAGCGTTGTTGTCTGAGCGGGGGTTGCGGTTGGCTTAGGCCTTGTCAGCCTTGCCGTCAAGCCGATCAAATATTTTGCCGAGCATGTCTTTGATCTCGCGCATGTCGGCCCGGTAGTCATCCCGAGCAACGTAGGTGCGCGGCAGGTCTTCGCGCAGTTTGGCTAGGTCGGCTTTCAACTCCTTGACCGCCGTCCAGAGTTCTCTGGCGAACCACCCGGTAACGGTACAGACGGCACCAAGGCCGGTGTTGATAAGCGACTGGGAATCCATCAGATCATCCTTGCGAGCAGTGGCACCACCCCACCGGAGCAGGTTGCTAGGGCATCAAGGAATTCTACACCGTGCGTGGGTGTTAGGCCGGCCCTGATGGCTCGCTGGTTGGAGAGCCAGTCGAGCACCTCCTTGCCCACTGCGGCCAGCACCACGAGGCCATAGGCAGCGTCAGGTTGGCGTAGGATGGCTAGGGCGGCTAGGAAGATCAGCGCACCGTAGACGGCGTGGTTGGCTTTGTCGGCGGGCAGTTGGGGCATCATTGAGCCAATGCGTTTTCGTTGAAGCGGTCAGGCGCCAGAGAGTTGACGCCGCCGACAGTTGCCGTACCCGCTACCGCACGTTCAGCAGCAGTCCATTGAGAAGGCGTCGAGATCAACTTCAGCACCCTGTTGCGTTCATTGGCGGGCAAAGTTTCCAACAGCTTGACGGCGCCCCCTGCGGTCTGTGACGCTTGCGTCAGCGCCGCCATTGTCTTAGCGCCAATCTTGTTTTCTAGGATGTTCAAGGCTTTGTTCGTGCTTGCGACCACGGCGCTCACATACGACGGCAAGCGTATCTTAGATATGCTGTCAAGCAACAGTTGCTTGAGCGCGTCTTGCCCCGCTTCGGCCTGCCCTTTTATCTTCAGTTCTTTGAGGTGTTTAGCCGCTTGTTCCCGCAGCACAGACATCGTGCTGTCTGCTAGTTCGCTGGCGACGTTGTACCGACCGGGGCCAAGAATTTTTTCTACTGCCTCTGGCGACTCGTTCTGAACCAGTCGAACAAACTCATCTTTGTTTGTCTTCCACAGGTCTTGGGCCACGCCAGTCAACTTCTTCTCGGCAATCCGCTGCATCCCTTTGGTGTAGTCGGCCAAGTACTGACGGTATCCGGTGCCGCCTGCCGCTTCGATAGCGTCGATTAGCGCAGGGCGAATTTCCGACATCACACTGGCAGCAAGATTGCGTTGTGTGGTGGCGTCTACGCCTGGGCGAAGTTGCTGGATCGCGGCGTTGACGGAGTTCTTGCGGATGGCGTCCAACGCTTTGGCGTCGATCACACCGCCGCCGCGTGTCCATTGCGCAATGTCCTTGGTCAAGTTGCCAATTGCACCGGTTATCAGATCGTTGCCTGCAAACTCAGGATTGTTGGCAACCCCTTGGATGCTGCGAATGACTTCATCGCCTTTGAGCGGTTTGATGCCAACCGACCGTAGCGCGTCTGCCGCGCCCTGCGCAAACCGAGCACCTTGGCCCAAGTCCAATGATGCGTTAGCTGCGCCCGTAGCCCATTCATCTGACATCTGCGCCAACTTACCAGGGTAAGTAAATTTTGCCGCAAACTCATCTGAAAAACCTGCTTGGGATTTAGCTGGCGCAAGGCGGGAACTTGGGGGCAAACCCATTTCGAGCGTTTTTAACCGCGCCGCCGCAGCCGCGTGGTCGCCCAAATCAATCAGGCGCCGCACTTCTTGCACTTTGGCCGCTGCGTCTGCGCTCAATTTGCCTGCTTGCGCTTCATACTCGGCCACGGCCTTGCCAAGGTTTGCCCGATTGAGCGCCAATTCGCGTTGCGGCGTTGTTATCGCATTGAGCGCGTTCTTTGCCGCTGTGGTGGTGCCTCTAACTTCAGCCGCTGTGCTGCCGCCGGCCAATCGCGCAAGCGCGTTCAACGACACTTCACCTTGCGATGCAGCCAACGCTTCTGTGAACCGAGGATCGCGTTTGGCTGCGCGGGCCAACAACGCCTGCCAGGTGGGGCTATTGATATCCGCAGTTGCTTGCGCCGCGCTGCCACCACTTTGGCTTGCCTTGAGCAGGTTGAGTGCTTCAGGCAGATCAGGGCCAAGCGCGTTACGGGCAATCTCAGCCGCTTTCTGCGTTGGTAGTCGTCGAATGTCGGCAATCTTGCCTGCTACTGCGCCAATCGCAGGCCCAAGTGCTCGCCCGCCAGCTTCGAAAGCAGCGCCTTCTAGCAAGTTCTGCACTGGCTCAACTACTTGCGCTGCGCCTTGACGGGGTTGTCTGGCGCCCATTGCTACGTCGAGTAGCTGCATACCCTCTTTGCCAAGGCCGTAGCCGAGACTGGCGCCAGCAACACCGCCGGCTGCGGTGCCGACTGGACCGGCGCCAAACGTACCTGCGGTAGCACCTAGCAAGCCGCCACCGACAGCGCCCGCTGTCGTAATCGCAGGCTCAAGGAAAGGCCGCACGTACTGCTCGTAGATGCCAGGCTCTTTTGCCGGAGCTTGCAGTGCGGCGTCAGTTGGAATTTCGCTCATTGCGGGGCCACGCATCTGTCGAATGGCATCGGCAAAAGCCTTGGCATCGGCAGAGTTGCCGGCAGCATCGGCTTTGACCAACGCTGCGCTGAGTTGCTCAAGGGTGGCCATGATTACTTGTATTTCTCAAGAAGAGCATCGATAGGCGTTACGCTGCCGCCGACGCGCACTTTGGCGCGCTCTACCCCTTTGCGAATTATGCCTTGGAACTCGCGTGCGGCGCTTACAAACTCTTTTTCGCTTTGCGCCAGACTCATACGGTTGAGGGCGTCAGTTCCTTTTTCACCCTCAAGGTTGGTAATAGAACCGCCACCCTTAAGCGTCTCAAACGCTTGCAAGAACGCGCCGCCTTTGATTTGATCAAACCGCGTTTGAAAGTTAGCCGCGTCAGACCCTGAAACAAACCGCAAACCAGGCAACAAAGTAGCACCCACCGCGCTAGAAAATCCGGGGTGCGGCGCTTGGCCTTTAAGCAAATTGCCTTCGCGGTCTCGTTTTCCAATCAAACTGTCAATTTGACTAAGCGTTTGCTGGGCAGTGTCAAGCACTTTTGGCAACAATTGCTGGGCCAACGCTTGGTCCTTAGCGATGGCTTGACCCGTAGCCGTAGCTTCGGCCTTTTGTCGTTGGAACGCGGGGTCATTTTCGCGCCGTTGATTTTCCTCCATGATGGCAATTTTTCGTTGCTCACGGGCATCGGTAAGGTTTTGACCTGTTTGAGCCAGCGTAAGTTGCCCTTGCGACACTTTCAACTGCTGTTCGGAAATTTTGTTGGCGGCAATTTGCCCCGGCGTCAATGTTGTAGCGACTCTGGACCCAGGTACCTCAGTAGCGGCGCCGCCAAGGCCAGGCGTAGACATCATCCGCAATTCACCGCCAAGATTCTGGGATGTAACCGTAGCCTTATTCATCTCCATGAACTTTTCCGCGCCTAACTTGGACTGGTTGATTAGGTCTGTAAGTGCTTGCGGGCCTTTGGCGATAGCTTGTTCAATAGCCGCCCTTGATTGATTAGCGTTAGCACCTCGCGCAGTAAGCGCCGGCCCAATGATAGGATCGGCGTGGTTAGCCTCATGCCAAGCCAAGTACCGGGCGCCCGCATCGGGCGCCGTAGCATCAAGAGTGTCTAAAAAACCACGAGATTGTTTCAACCTGTCGTCAAGCAATTTAATTTCAGCCGCAGATTTGGTGATGGGCTGAAGATTTACTTCACCTTGCAATTTTAATCGTTGCAACTGTGCAATTTCAGCGTCCGTCAGTGATTTTTGAACGCCGGGTATTTTTGAGCCTGCGCCGCTTGACGCTAAACTTTGAAGCAATCGAGCAGAGTCTATCTTGCCCGTGGCAGGGTCATAGGCGTTCTGATACGCCGTGTTGAGCGCGTTCGTAGATGCGTCTTCGCGTTTAGCAGATGAAAGTTGGTACTGCGCCAGCGCGTTCTGGTTCTGCGAAGCGCGCATCTGCATCAGTTGCGGCATGTTCCCCATCGGGTCTACCGGAGGTGGAATGCGAAACTGGGCGCCTTGGGCAATTAGAGAATTCAGATCAGCCATGATTACACCGGCCCCATGAAGTTAGTTGCGCCTGGCAGAGGAACGTTGAAATTAGAAACACTAGACGGAAACATCCGGTTGAAGTTGGCCTGGTTCTGGTTCTGCTGTTGCTGCTGCTGGTACATGCTGCCCATCGAAGCCAGCGCGTTGCCCATTGTGTTGGCTGAACCCATCTGCCCCGCAGCCATAGCTTGCCCTGCCTGGCCCATCAGGTTGCCCACGTTGGTGCCGTACTGGCCTGCTTGAGCGGCTTGCCCCGTTGCTGCTGCCTGACCAGACGACATCAAACTGCCAAGCGGCTGAAGCTGGTTGGCGCGGTTGGTCTGGTAGCGGTTGAAGGCGTTGCCGTACTCTTGCGATGCTGATGCTTGCCGGTAGTCCTCTAGGCCCTTCATGGTCTGGCCGGAGATCAGTCCACCCCTAGCGCCGGCCTGGCGGCTCATCGCCTTGAGACCCTCGCCTAGCCTAAACTGATAGCCGGGGTCTTGTTGGAAGTCCTGCATACCAAAGTCACGGGCGTACTGACCGTACCCCGCTGCACCAGTGTTGCCGCCTAGCCCCAGCAGTTCCATCAACCGATTCTGGCCAGTCAGGCCGGCCTGGCGATACGGTTCTGAGAGACGCTTTTGCTCGTCAAACATCTCCTTCTGGAGAGCAGCAGAACGATCAGCAGCAGCGGCCTGAGTGCCTGCGGCGCTCTGAGCACCGCTGCTTGAGATCAGACCGCCCAAGAGGGCGCTGCCGCCCATGAATGCTTGTCCAGCAGTGATGCCGAAAGTCATGCTGCCACCTTTTCCGTTATGTCGCCCAGAAGGCCCATCTCGTCGTACGTTGGCGAGATGAGTTCTGATTCTATCGCGTCTAGCTCTGAGTGCTTGGTCATATGAACCGTCACCCAGATCGTGTCTTCTTCCGCGTACACCGCTCGCTTCAGCCCTTCTTCAGAGACAAAGGTGCAGGGCGCTTCAAAGTACTTCTTGCCAAACTCGGTGCTGACCGACACTTTGCCCTGTATGATGAAATTCAGGTGCTGGTGCCGGTGGATCTTTCCAATGATCAGCGTCCCCTGCGGGATGAACATTTGTCTGGCGTAGGTCCGGCACCCGTACTCTTCATGCATGGGCGAGAAAGTGTGCGTCAGGGTGCAGTCAGGCAATCGATCCGGCATATCGCCGTCAGCGATCATTTTCTGCATCCCCTCTTGTACGGTCAAGATGTTCTGCCGAAATTTGACTTTCGACGGAGTGTTCTTCGCAAGGGCAAAGAACTCTGGACCGTAGGTCACCTTCATGTCAGCACTTCCACTTCTTCAGCGCCAATGCCTTGCGGGTAGGCTGCCAGGCGGGGGTCTTCATGGCTTATGCAGCAGTGGTAACCGCTGTCCAGGTGGTTGAGCCGTTGGTGTTGACGTACATCCGGGTGCTGGTGCTGCTACCGTCCGAGCGCAGGTAGAGCGAGCCTTGAGCAGCGGACACCGTAGGCGCACCAGACCCGTAGAAGATACCGAAGTTGGCGGTGCTGGAGAAGTTCAGCGCTTGCGTTTGCGATCCACCAGCAGGAATTGCCGAGAGCTGGTTGACCCGGACGTTGGCGTAGACGTTGACCGCGCCATCAGGGTCAATGATCATCCGCGTGGATGCGCTAGTAGAGCCTGCGTTTGTTGTGCTGAACCCAATCAACGTCGGCAGGCTTGTCGATGAGGTAGCGCCCCAAGTGGCTGATGGGCCAATCTTGCCGTACACCAGAGCAGTGCCGATAGCGGTGGTTCCGTTGGACCCGTAGAACAACACCTGCCCAAGCGTGTCGTCATTTGCTACCAAGTCAAAAGAAGTTGCAGTGGTGCCGCGAGTTTTGACCAACAGAAGATTGGCGCCAGTAGAGTCGTTGGAATAACCCCGCTGCACGATGTTCTGTGCGCCGGTAGATGCCGACCCATACACCTGTAGCCCTTGAACCCCTGCGCTGCTTGTAACGCCCACCAGAATCTTGCTGCTTGCTGTTACCTGGGTAAACGATCCAGCAGCGGCTGTCGTAGCCCCGACCGTCCCGTTGATGTTGAACGCAGTCGCCGTGCCGGTGATGTTCGTACCGACAAGAGTCGTTGGCGTCCCTAGGTCAGGCGTCACCAGCGCGGGGCTAGTGAATAGCTGCGTGACGGTCGCCTTGTTCGTGACCCCACTCTGGACGATAGGCAGCAGGTTCGCGCCAGCTACTGCTGATGCAACGGGGAGGTCAGAGATTTTCGTGCCCATGATGAGGCTCCTTATTGTAAAACGCCAGAGGCTTTGAGGTCGGTAATCAAAGTGCCAAGTACAGTGGCAACGGCGCCCACTGCATCAGCGGTGTTTAGTGCTCGGTCAGGTATCCCAGCGCCCGTCACCGTGTAGGCGTTGGCCGTCTGCATCCCGCCGAACGGATACCAAGTGCCTGGCGTCCCGCTTGATACGCAAGTCCAGCCCATCGGAGCGCCAGCAACAGGGAATTCAACCAAGAGCTTGTCGCCTTGCAGCCAAGAGCCTGTCACCGGGGCGGCAGAACCAAAGAACTCGCGTTGCGAAGTGCCTCTGCCTGGGATGGCTGTGGTGATGCCGGCGTAGCTATTTGCGCTAACGGCAGACCCGCTATCGTTGTTGAGTAACGACCGCAACGCGTAGATGTTTGGCGTGTCGTTCCAAAGCGCGATGCCTGCGCTTGATGCCCGCAAAATGATATTGCGGTCCATCACAAACTGGCGCTTGTCACCCGAGGCCAATTGGATGCCGTACAGCATCTTGGTTGATGTGGCCTCGCCAATGACGGTGTTGTACGAGCAGTCAACGCCGCCGTTGCTATCGAGCAAGATGCCCGAGTTGCCGCCACTGGTTGGTACGCCGGCCAGCCCTGGGCTGGTCAACGTGTTGTTCCTGACCCGGCAAGACTTCAGCGGCGCAAACACCGCAACGCCGTTGTACTGGACGTTGGAAACGTTGTTGTTCAGGAAGTCTACGTTGGCAACGTACAACCCGTACAAGCCGTTGCGCCCGCAGGTGTCGATCACGTTGTCGGCGACCACTACATTCTTGACGTAGCGCAGGCTGATGCCGTCTTGGTCAATGTTGCGGATGGAGTTGCCGGTGATGGTGACGTTATTGCCGTACATCGCCTTGGTGACCGTGCCGCCGCTGGTGTAGGCAGTCCAAGTCGAGGTGTTGAGTTGAACGTCTTGGTAAGTGGTGACCGTGAAGGTTGTTACGAGCGGCGTGGTGGCGACAACGAAGGTGTCGTTGACCGTGTTGGCAACCGCGTAGTTGACCACCGCCGTGCCGCCGCTGACCCATGCGCCTGACGCAGTGGTGTCCACCGGGACGCCGGCCAGCGAGATGGAGAAGGTGTTCAGCGCCGGCGTGGTGTTGATGACGAAGGTGCCGTTGACGCCCGTTGTCCCGACAACGCCGGAGATCACAACCGTGTTGCCGACCTGGAAGCCATGCGATGCGGTGGTGGTGAAGACGCCGGGGTTGGCGTTCGTGATGCCCGAGATGGTCCTGCTATCAACCGAGATCATGCCCGACACACCGCTGATGCTGATGACATCGCCGGAGCTAAGGCCGTGCGCCGCTACGGTGGTGAACACCGCAATGGCTGCGTTGGTGATGCCGGAAAGCGTGCCTACGGTTGCCGGTGCCGAGTTGTACACCAAGATGCCATCGCCGCTGATGAAGGGCGCTGCCGTGCCGGTGTTCTCAATGACGTTGCCAATGATTGTCATGTCGGTGGGCAACTGCGTCAGCACAGGATCGTTGTACCACTGCACCTTCATGCCGATGCCGCAGGTGTCGTGGATGACGTTGTTGCTGATGGTCAGGCGCTGGATGCCGGTATCGCAATACATGCCGTGCTCAACAAGCGTGTTCTTGATGATGTTGCCATCGATTACAACGTCCGTAGACTCCTGGCCAACAATGATTCCCTGCGCTGTGTCTTGGATCGTGTTGCCGCGAATGGTGACGCCGTTGCCAAGGATCGTGACGCCGGTGCAGTTGCGGTTTCCCGCTGTAGGCGCGCCCAGCACCGCAACGCCAGGCCCGGTGATAAAGTTGTCGATGAACTCAATGTTCGTGCCCGCAAGCGCCACCATCAACGGCGAGTAGCAGAACCCAATGAACGTGTTGTTGCGGACAGATAGGTTGATAGCGGACGCGCCGCGCACGCAGATGGCGAGTGAGCCCGCCGTGTTGGTGAACGGCGACTCGGCCTTGCCAACAAAGTTGCCGCCTGAGATGGTCACGCCGGTGGTGCTGCGCACATCGAACATCGGCGTTTGGTTGGCGGTCTGCGTGACCGTGGCGCCGTTGAAGATCAGCGTGCTGCCGGTCTGGACTGTCAGCGTCCCGTTGATGGTGTAGGTGTCACCAGCATCGCCGAAGTTGACGCACTTCGACGCAGCGAGCGCCGCATTGATGGCGGTGGTGGCGTCCATCGCACCAGTCGGGTCGGCCCCAAAATCTTGCACGCTGACGCTCTCGCGCAGTTTGGCTTGGACGGTAGTTGCTACTGCGCCGCTGCCGGCGGCTATGTAGCCGACCAACGATGAGCCGGTGCTGGCGGCAAGATCGGCGCCGCCGACCAAGCCCTCGATGCTATCGGCGGTCCAAATCTCTACGTCGGTAGAGTCGGTCAGCTTGAACTTGTACGCATCTGCGCCCAGCCACACTGCCGCTTCACCCCGGCTATCAAGGATGACCGGGTTGGAGTTGAACTGGGTGCCTGTCGCATCGGTATAGGTTGCCAGCAGCGTAGCGGTGCCCGCCGCGTAGGTGTAGAGCTTTCCACCAACCAACGGAACGCCGCCAGCGGTGAAGAACTGCATGATCGGGCTGGGCGTGAGGGTTGCGCTCATGTTATACCTGTTGTACGGTCAAAATCATCGACGGGGCTCGCGGGTGCGATGCGGATGCCGGATAGGTCAAAAGCTGAGTTGTACCATTATCGGTAATCCAATACAACTCAAAATAATCATTGGCAGCGGCTTGCAGAATATAATTCCACCCAATAACGGTATGCCCATTGATTGCGCCGTGTTTTTCTGGAGTTCCAACAATACCAGCAGAGTCGGCTATATTAACGCCATTCTGCCGAATCCATATGGTCACATCGTCAATTGAAGCAATAGGGTTTGATATTTGCGCGCTAAATTGTAAGTTGTAAATACCTGCGCGAGTTACAACAATTCTAGACGTTGGCGTCCCGATAGCTATGTTATACGATAAATCTGTCGAGTTGAACGTAATTGGTGTGGCTGTAAGGGCTACACCAGATTGGGTCGTGGTATCGTAAAACGAACCGTAGGCCTTGTCCGAGGCAATGGTAACCGAAGCAGCGCCGTTGGTGATTGCAATCCCGCTGCCCGCCGTCAGAGTCGCTTTGCCAAGCGTGTTGCCGGTGGTGTTGCCGATCAGTAGTTGACCGTTGGTGTAGGTGCTCTGTCCTGTGCCGCCGCTTGCGACGTTGAGCAGACCAGAGAGCGTGACGTTGCCGGTGGTTGGCGTGGCCGGCGTCAAGCCGGTGATGCCGCCAGACCAAGACAAGACACCCGTGTTGGCAAGGGTGATGCTGCCAGCGGCATTGGTCACCCCGATGCCGGCGCCTGGCGTCAATGTGTTGAGCGTGTACCCGACAGCGTTGCCAATGAGCAGTTGACCATCAGTTGGTATGGCCGACACGCCCGTGCCGCCATTGGCCGGCTGAATGGTGTTCTGGTTTTCCCCGACAATCGAGTACAGCCCATTGAAGAACCGAAACCACTCCGTCGACACTAGGCCCGTTCTGCCGTCAACGAGAGGCACGCGCGGCGCAGGGACTTGGGTAAGATTAAGCATTGGTCGGGGTGATGAACAACTCAGCGCCCATGATGGCGATCTTTACCGGGTCAGTGCCCGACACCTCATAGACCCGGTCGCGGAGCTTCTCAGTCATACCAAGGCGGCGCCAGATGGTGCGGTACCCGTACTGGCCAATGGCGCCCATTGAGCGCCAGTGCTCGTTTGACCAAGTGTGGCCACCATCGTCCGACCAGCGCAGCATAGCTTGGGGGTTGGCGCCTTGGGTAGTTGCTACCGATACCAAGATGTCCTCGCCCGACTCGGTCAACAAGTCGTCTGTTGCACCAAGCAGCGTGGCAAGAATATCCTCACTAGACTCGGTCAGCATATCGTCCGTCGCGCCAAGCAGCGTGGCAAGCAACTCAACGCTAGACTCAGTGTCTATGGCATCGCCTGTTTCCGTTACCAAAATTGGCGTATCGTAACTTTCAGCCAACAAAAGCGGCGTGAAGTAGCTCTCAGCCAGCAGGTTTGCCAACGGTGCTGATGGGTCAACACCGTTCAGCCCCACGCCAGTCTCGGCGTCGAGTTGCAGCGAGTGATGCGCCGTGCGCTTCAGATTGTTCTGGCCGGTCGGCAGCGCCCGCCATGACCGCAGCCATTTTTGTACTTGACCGTTGTCAGCGTAGACATCCAGATCAAACGAGTAGATGTTGCCGTTCTCAAAGTCGCCAACGATGATCGTGCCGCCGAAGTTGCACTGGCAGTTCGACCTGTGCCGGTACTGGTTCTCATCGCCGCTGGCGCGTTCGTGCCAGGCTTGCACCGACACATCGTAGACCCAGGTCTTGCTGGCTGACGGGAAGTTCAGGACGTAGAAGGCGTGGCCCTCTTGCTGGTAGGTGTAGGCTACCGCGTCCGAGATGTTGCCGTACTGGGCAATGGCGTACTCGATGGCGTGGGTTGAGACCCTGACGCCGCTGTAGCCGTTGTTCTTGTAGACGATGCCCTGCCCGCGAGCGTCAGTGCCCAGCCAGAACAGCGCGTTGTCGAGCTTGGCGATTGAGAACGCAGCAACGCAACCGATCTCGTTGAACGCGCCTTGGACAGGCGTCAACGGGAAGTTTGCTAGGCCGGCGTTGTACCAGACTTCGACCGAGTCAGTACCAAACACCCACATCTGCCGGTGGTCTACATTGATCGCCACCACACCGTCAGGCGAGCCATCGGCGCTGGAGAAGTCAGTTGAACTGAAGACCAGCGGGTAGATGTACTCTGGTGGGTTTGGTGGGTCAAGGAGTATGGTGTCAACGCTCCAGATGCGCTGACTGTTCGGCTCGTTGAAGACGAACAGATTGTCGATGTACGCGACAGTGACAGCGCCGGGGAAGTTGACATCTGTGATCTGGTCGAACGCACCCGTTGGCTCAAAGTAGGTGTAGCTTGGGCCGTTACAGGCAAAGAATATGACGGCACCGTTGTCCGCGATGGACACTGGGCCGGTGCCCGACACCGTGCCGATCAGTTCTGGCGTGCCATTTGTAGCGGCAAGCCTGAAGACTTGCGACCCCGAGACAACGTAGAAGTCCGACCCGTTGGTCTGGTGCGCCCACAAGCCCCGGATAGGCCCGGTGCCGACCGTCTGGAGGAACTGCAATCCTGGGGCGCGGTTCAGGAACCCAGCTTCCTTGCCGCCATCAGGGATGGCTTCGGGAAACAGGTTGACGAGCCTGTTGTCCGCAGCGTTGATGCTGCGGGCAACGTACGAGCTACCCAAAATGGGGGTCTTCACGCTTGACACCGCCCAGCTTGTTTAATATAATACGAGGCATGACTACCACACAACTTACGCAAGCCCGCCTGCAAGATTTGGTCAAGTATGACCGCGACACCGGCATTTTTACATGGAACATGATGCGGCGCCGATGTCGTCCTGGCGATAAAGCCGGATGCAGCATGCAAAACGGGTACGCCGGTATCCGGTTGGATGACACGCTGTACACCGCGCATCGATTGGCTTGGCTGTACGTCCACGGCGAATGGCCTGCTCGCCAACTTGACCATGTCAACGGAGTCCGCGCCGACAACAGACTTTGTAACCTGAGAGAAGCCACAAACGCTCAGAACGCGCAAAACCGTAAACGGGTAGACAACAAAAGCGGCTTTCCGGGCGTCCGCAAAGAAAACAGCAAATGGCTTGCTGAGATCAAAGTTGACTACAAACCGATTCGACTGGGTTTGTTTACGACGCCCGAAGCCGCGCACGATGTGTACCTTAAAGCCAAGCAAGAGTTGCACCCATTTAGCCGCCATCAATAGTTGCCTGCAAAAATATTATATCTTTGTCTAGAAGCTACGATGCTGTACGGCAGCGACATGATGTCATCCGGGTTGTTGATGCGCTTCAGGTTGCGCTTGGATGTCATGGCGATCCGAGAGACCTGCGGCGACGGCTCGACACCAAACTCAGCAGCGATCTCACAAGCCAGACAGTACCGGAACGCCCGCAGGTAGCCTGGCGGGAAGGACAACACCGTCGCCAGCGTGGCCGGCTGGGTCAACTCAGACACCGAGACAAAGTGCCACTCCAGCACCTTGGTAGGCACCGGGTAGATGTACATGTCGATGTTGGGGTATTCCATGTTGATCCAGATCACCTGTGGGTAGGTGCTGGTCACGGTCTTTACCGCAATACCGTTGTACTGCTGCTGGTTGAGAATCTTGATGCCAAACGAAATGTTGTTCGCGGGGTCGCGAAAGTACGTCGAATCGTCTAGCAAGATTGGCCGGTTGCCAACAAAGTCGCCGGTCGGGCCAAGCGTGCGACTAATAGCGCCGGGGGGCCACATGAACACCTGATCTTGGGTGCTGAACACCGCCAGACGCTCAGTGCTCCACGAATCAATCATCTGATTCATGGCGGTGAGCGCGTCCTGGGACGTAGCAGCGGAAGGCGTCTCACCCTCGGCAAGTTGGCCGATCAGGCGCAGCGCCCCGTTGATCTGGTCCCCGGCAGTGGTGGTCATTCAGACTCCTTGCGACGGCGCCTCAGTTCATTCACTGGTGCCTGCTCGCCCGGAGTATACCTTACCCAGCCGTTCTTCTCATCTTGCTCGGCCTCAAGTTCTGCCATAGCAACCTTGGTGCCGTGTACAGGGTGCTTCAGATAGATTACCACAGATCGCCCCTAAAATTTGGCCCTCCTGCGCCTTGTGAGCACAGGAGGGGAGTGCCTCAATTAGAGGCGGTACAACGCCCAAGTAGCATCGCCCGTTTTGCGAGCGCGGAAGCTTATTGAGGTGCCTGCGGTAGCAGCCACAGTCATAAGGCCTTGCGACCCAGAAGTGCCAATTGTCCAACCCGTACCGGCGGTCATCGTGATGACGCCGGAGCTTGAGCCATTAACGTTGATCACGGTGACGTCAAAAGACGAGTTGTTAGGCATGCTGGGAAACGCAGCGTCCATCAGAGCAGCAGTCGGCAGCGTGTACGCTGCTGCGCTGGAGCCTGGCGAGCCAAGAAGAATCCTAGTCGCCAACTGAGCCGCAGTCAACGTAGCGTCGCCGGCAGCAATTGAAGTTGGCGTGGGTTGCGCAACAAACAGAATTTCGCCAGTGTTGCCGTCACCGAGTTGGTAACCGCCAGAACCATTAGGGAGAGCCATGATAATTTCCTTTTAAGAAGATGGTTGAAACAGGGCCAAAGCCCCATCTCAAGTTAGCCCCAGAGGCGCACGGCCATTTGCGGACGGATGACGCTGAAGCCGTACAGAACGTCAATACGACAAGGCATACGGTCATTGTTGATGTCGTACTGACGAACAATACGCATCGAGATGCCGTTATGGACCTGGCGCGAAGCCATGTCCACACCCTGCGGCAGCAAGAGGTCAGCTGTTGCGAAGGTGATCGCATTCTTCTGGTAGATCAGATTCTGCGGGTAGCCCGTGGAGGCTGCGCCGACGAAAGTGACCGCTGCGTTGTTCGCAGGGAACGCATCGATGGTTGCCAGCGCGTTGCTGGAGGTGTACATGGGCGGCGAAATTGCCATGTTTGCCATGTCAGCGCCGGATGCGGTCTGGGCAACGGTCACCACAAACTGCTGCAAACTGCCGGTCGATTGGCGGGTCTGCGGGTTGACGCTGTACACACCAGCAATCGTGAACACATCACCAACAGTAACGGTAGTGTCGCTGGTAAAGCCGTCCAGAGTGATGGTGGCCTGACCTTGGGTAAAGGACGTTGCATTGACCAAGGTGGTGCCGGCGCGTGACCCAGTGGTGTGGTTCCCAATCGACTGCGACATGTTGACTTCGTCGTAGCCCAGAACGCCAGTGCCCATCATGCCTGCGGTGAACTGCCGGCTGATAGTAGACGTTGGGTTGAAGAAGCCCTTCATGCCCTCGACCAAGTTCGCATTGGCGGCGGGGTTCACCGTCGCGTAGCGGTCGTTCATCGGCGAAGCGTACTCGTTCAGCTTCTGGTTGCCTTGCAGCAGGACCAACGAGGTGGACGGCGTGGTGCCAGGCGTGCCAACAGTCGAGAAAATCGACTTGTAGGAGTTGGCGACATCGGCATCGATGCTGGAGGCCAACTGCGAGATACGGGGTTTGAGAACCCGTTCCGCGAAGTCGTCCAACTGCATGGTCAGTTCAGCAGATGTGAAGTTGACACCGATGTGCTTCTGGCTTGCGACCGTCAGCGTGGTGTACTGCTCGTTGTCGTCCTGAACTTGCAGGGCGGCGCCATCGGTCACCAGAGCGCGGTCGGGCAAACGAATGCGCAGGGTGGAGCCGATCTTTGCACCTTCAACGGCGAACGAATCGTCGTATTGGCGGTTGACGTTGCGGGTGAGCACCAGGTTGTTCTCGAGAATTTCGAGAGCCTTCCTGGTGATCATGTCAATGGTAAGAATGCTGTTAGCCACTTTGAATCCTTAAAAAATTAGCGGAGGCGAGCTTCCATCTTTTTTATCTGTCGAGCGCGGTCGGCTGCGATCCATTCTGAAGTGCTCATCGACTTGATGGAGCGTGGATCAGTTGTATCGTAGGTCGATGCGCCCTTGCTGCTGGCCGTGACAGGCGTAAAAGGTGGGGGAGCACTAGAAGTCTTTTTGACCATTGGTTCCGAAGCCAGTTTGGCCTCGATACGTCCGATCTCTTTGGCTTGCACATAAGGCGCCAAGCGGGAAATACGATCTGCTTCTTTCGGATTGGCACCGAGGTAGTAGGCTACATCAGGGCCAATATCCGACGATTGGATCGTCTGTGCCATCACGGTCGTGATCTTGAGGCTTGGATTGTACGCGACCTGTTCAAAGTCATCGTACTTGTTCCGTGCCTCTTCTTCCCTGTCGTGATAAGCACCGAGAACTTCTGTCTGCTGGCGCTGCACATCCCGTTCGTAGAGTAGTTGCTCGGCCTTCTTCATCGCCAATGCATCGGCGTAGGATTCAGTCGAGTCAAACTGCTCTGGTCTGGGGTCAGCAGCGACGACAACGGGGACAACACGCTCTCGTTCCCACTTTCGTTGCTCGCGTGCGAGCCTCTTTCCTATCGCAGCGTCCAACTCTTCTTGAGTGAACGCCTTTACCGGCTGTGCTTCTACGGGTTCAGGTGCCGCCGTGGCTTCCTGTTCCGGCGCGGGTACTTCCGCTAGTACTTCTTCAGACATTGTGTGAATCCTTCGATTCCCTGGTGAGCCGCACCAGTACGGGTGTTACGGGTTAGATTGAGCGTCTTCGTATTTGAACACAGCCCCGACAGTCGTGGCAACGTAGGTATTGCTGCCGATGAGGTTGTAAAGCACTGAACTGCTGCGCACCTTGAAACCGTTTGCCAGCTTGTCGGCATGGGTTCCAAAGGTCACCGCGTTGCCGTTGATGGTCATCGCCGTGGGCGTGCCGTTTAAGAACACAAAAGGCCCGTCAGTGCTAAGGTTGCCGGTGAACGTGCCGCTGGTGGTGACTGTGCCTGCAGCGATGTTGAAAGTGTTGAGTGGGAGAAAACCGCTGGGGGCGGTGTAGACGAAGGGTTGCTGGCCGAAGTTGATAGACGCAGTTGCGATGTTGTAACAAGACACGCCAAGGAACCATGTCCCCGCTGCCAAACTAGAAAACGCAACGCCTTGGCTTACGTTGTTTTTGTAAAACGTAACTGACCCAGCAGTTGCATCAAAAGCAATACCAACTACATCATTGTCAGCAACCGTCGCACCATAAGCAACGCCAGCGTTATTGTTATATTTTTGCCCGTCATAGCCATAGTAGCTGTAGCCATTTGCATTTTGCCCTAAAAACCCTGTTGGGGCGGTATTTTGTGTTAGGCCAAAATGAATGCCTGATGACACCGACCCGCTTTTAGGAGTTACTTCAAAATACCATTTGCCAGAAGTAACAGCAATTGTTCCAAGGCGTGTTCCCCATGCAACACTAGGGCCAAGCAAATTCAAATTAGCGCCAGACAGCGTACCCGCACCGTTTTGCAACGGATTCAGCACAGCATAATTCGCCACCGTAGCCGAGGTCAGTGTCGGCACATCAGTCAGTGAGTCGTATGTGGACCCGGCAGTGAGGCTGATGTTGTTGGGTGTCCAGTTGTTACCGTTGCCGCTGGAGTCTGCTACGAGGGTAGATGTGCTGGTGGTGTTGGTGAACGGCAAATAGAAGCCATTGGTCCCGTATGTCCCGGCGTACTTGATGGGGAGCCACTGGTTGTATGTGCTGGATGCGCCGAAGGCTGTGGGGGCTAGGGCTTGACCGTCTACGAAGTTGACCTCGGCCATTTCGCCGTCGAAGCCGCCACCATACCCACCGCCTGCACCTACATAAGCACCAAGCTCATGGGCAACAGCAGAATTGGCTATTGATGCGGTATTTTGCGTTGGAACTGTACTGCCGCTAAACGAACTAATTTGAACGCCGTTAACCCACAACTGCAGCCGATCCGTAGGAGTTCCAGCTAATGTTGCCGTTGCGCTAGTTGTATTCCAAACTGCAACTATGTGATACCAAGCGGCGGGGTCACGAAATACTTGGGTTGTGGTAAGCCTAGCGTTAATTGTAGATTGCTTGTTTACAAAATCTAGCGTGTTTGCGCTAACAGCGCCGATATCTATTATGGTGTAATTTGCAGTAGAAGGGTCACCGCAAAACAATGTGTATTGCGACGATCCAATTAATCCAAGTTTGACCCACGCACTCCATGTCCAAGTAGTTCCAGAAGTAGGAGTTGTCAACGTCCTGTTCAAATACGCACTTGCACTAGACCGGAAGCGCAGGGATTTGGCTAGCAGGTAGTCCGCACTGCCACCGGCGCCCCCGCCGGTGTCAATATGGATCAACCCCTGGACGCCCAAGGCGATGCTGTTCTGGGCGCCAAGGAAGCTCATTGCTTGTTCACCGGCTTCGTGTAGAGGTCACCAGCAGCAGCGACTTGGATCGCACTGACACGCCACGGAGCGCCAGTGCCAGTCGGAATCTTGAACGGAATGGCCACGTTCGCAGGCACATACGTCCCATCGGTAGCCGAGGCAGTCACGCCCTCGCCCACCAGCACATACGCCGCCGAGGTGACCGTCACCACCACGCCTTGAGGCCCAGCAGGCCAGGTGCCTGTGGAGCCAGCAGTGCCGGTGTAGGCGACCGTCTTAGGACCGAGTTGCGTGCCGATGCACGGGTTGAGCATTTCCAAATCGTTCTCCTTCTACACTAGCTGAAAGCTGTTGTGCTTAAGCCGGTTATCCCTTTTGGGGATGACCTGTAAGTTTGTTGGTACGTGGAGCCCTGAGACAAGCGCGCCTCGTAGAGGAATTATATGGTCAACTTCCCAAACAAAACCAAACATTTTTGTCCTCAGTTTGGACAAAAAATAAGCCTCGCGCATCAGCCATCTGTCATCTGACGTAAGCCATTTTGGCACGCGTTTGGCTCGCCTAGCAACGCTTAGAACGCCCCGCGCAGTGTACGCTTCAGGATGCTTTTTGATGTGACGAAGAGATTTAGCTTTAACTTTATCGGGGTTTGCCGTTGTCCATGCTTTTGCATCAGCACGCACTTTGTCTTTGTTGGCCGTCTGCCATCTTTTAACGCGAGTGGCGTGAAGTTCGCGGTTGTTTTCTATCCACTTGCGCATAGATGCCGAATGTTTTTCGGGGTTTTCAAGCCTCCACGCAATCGATTGAATAGCAAGACATTCAGTGCATTGAGCGCTTTTTGTGTACCGATCAGCCAAATGCCCGTGCTTGCACGGTTTTTCCGTGCGGTAAAACTTTAACCCCAGGGCTTTTGCTTCTGCGCGTTTCATGCCAAGAATTTTAATTTATATAATGTGGTTAAATATAATTCGACAATGTTGTCGATCAACTGCTGCAACGCTGAGTCAGTCTTGTCGCATACGTCATACCGCACAGACTCGATTTCATCCAACTGCGCCTGCAAGAACTCGACAATATTAGTCGTTTTCTTGGATGATTGCAAAGTGATCCCGCCGATCAGCCCGTACCGGCCCTGGTACGCCTCAGCAAAGGCGTCCGCAAGGTCGATGATGCTGTCGTAGAACGTGTTCAGCGCCGTGTGCTTGCTGAAGCTGCGCGTGTTGAGGTGGACGCTGTGCGCCACATCCCGGCCCAAGAAGAGCAGGCCCATGAAATCTGCGGCTTTCACTGCGGCATCTCCTGCATAGGCTCTTGCGGCATCTCTTGCATAGGCTCTTGCGGCATCATGTCCACATCCCGGCCAGGCATCTCGCCTATAAGGTCACCGCTGGTGATCATGCCGTGGACCGTGCCTAAGACTATTTCCTGAATCTGGTCAGGCGTCATGCCGGCCATCGTGGCGCTGATACGCTTGGTCTCAGCATCGTAAGCCTTGACCTGGCTGTCGAACTGCTTGACCTGCAAGTCCTGCGCTTCCATCGACTTCGACACGTTCTGGAGCATCTGGTGCATCTGCTCCATCTCCTGGCCCATCGCCTGCATCTGCTGCTGCGCGGCCTGGAGTGCCGGATCGTCATCATCGGCCAGCAGTTTCGGGTCGATGGTCTTGGCAAACCGCTTGCTCATCTCCTGAGCACCCGGCCAGTCCATGTTCTTGATGAACAGGTCACCCGCCACGCCCCACAGTTGCGGGTTGCCCTGCAACAACTGGCTCATGGCGTCCAGCGACTCTTGGCGCTTGGTCATGTAGCTCGGACCAGTCGTCACGCACACATCGTACTGGCCAACGCCGAGGTTGTAAATCTTCTTGATCACAATCCCCGCCTGGTCGACGATCTTGCGCACCGGCTGAGGTTGGTTCGGGTCAATCATCGCCGAATCCGTCTCCCCATCGATGCCGATGATGCGGGCAATGCGCTGGGTGTCGTAGATTTTCGGAATCAGGTCCACAATCTGCCGAGTGGTGTACCGAATCGCCCGCGCCAGATTGTCGACGTAGTGGTAGGTGCCTGTGTCGCCCTGTTTTTCACGCGCCAAGATCGCTCGGCCAGAGCGTTCGTTGCTTGTGGCGCCCAAACTAGAGTCATATTGGCCGGTAGTGCTCTTGATGTCATCAGAAGCGCCTGCCTTGGCCTGTAAAAGCCCGCTGGAGGCCATTGGAGGCTGTGACCGTGCCGGTAGGGGCAGTACGCCACCTGCGCCGTCTGTAACGTCAGGGTTGACCTCCAAATACGGCCAGTTTGTCGTGTTTGCGGTCTTCCACTGGTTCTCATAGCCCTCAAACTGACCGCCGTACCCGATAAACGGGGCTTTTGGCGCCAGTGCGAGCATCTCAGCCTCTTGGCTGACCCAATAGTTGTACATGCGCTGGGCGTCTTTGGCGTTGCGGATCAGCCCAGAGACGTACAGGCGACCGTCAACCTCAAATTCGTTGCCCACAACGCGGATAACGGGTATGGATTTGCCCGCCCACTCGTGTTCTTCGATGAATTCAAACCCGTTTGTCTTGCACCGCTTGATCTTCTTCTGATCCACGATGCGCGTCTTGATGGGTTTCATGCCCATCATGCGCATCTGGCGGTCTTCCGGCGAGTTCTCCGTTGCCGACACGTTGCCGTGGTACAGGTGCAGCGTTACAGGCGTGTGCTCGGTGTAGAAGTACTCCGCAATGCGTACCGTCTTCTCGCTGATCCACGGGCTCAGGCTCTGGTCGCCCACGCCGCGTTGCATCATGGTCGATATCGGCGATGCGTCGGGGAACTGGCGCTCGTACTCGTCAGCCGTCAGGTCTTCGGTGATGAAGCACCACTCCGCATCCGACCCGCAAGGGTCTTGGATCGTCGGGTCCATGTACACGCTGAACGAGTTGCGCACCCGAGCGATCCGGATGTCCTGCTCAAAGCTGTCGTCGTTGCAGTACTCGGTCAGGAGCCGGATGTAGCCCTCGCCGTAGGTCACCTGGTTCTCGCAGGCGGTGTCGTAGGCTACGTCAGCGTCCGAGATGTACTCGATGTGCCGCACGATGCCGTCAAATATCTCAGCGACCTCAACGTCGGCCTTGTCGTCCACCGGGATGACTTTGCCGCTGGGCCGGTTCTGCCGCTGGTCGTTGGTGACCTGTTTGACGTGCTGGGGCAGCTTGTTGATCGTCAGGCATGGCCTGGCGTTGATCGTCTGCCCTTGGACGCTGCCTCGCGTCGCCAGCACATCTGCCGGCCACTGCCACTGGTTGTCGGGACTGCCTGCGGCAAAGCGCAGGTCGTCTAGCTCATCCTCGCGGGACTCGCTGTAGGCCGACACAGCCATCGTAAAGCGGCTACGCATGGTGTTCAGATCGTCGGCGTTGCCGCCGGCGACTGACTTAGCCGCTTTGATGTCAGACTGCACTATGATCCCATCCAGCTAGTTAGGACGCCTTGCGGCGCGTAGGTTCTGCGCGGAGTTTTGTCCGTGTACTCCCGATGCGCCACCGGGAACGCGAACGTCACCGCCAGCGCGTCAGCAGCATCAGGACTGGCAAGACCTCTTGAGCGCATTTCCTTCTTGCCTTCTAAGAAGATTGTACCGCTAGAGTTAGGCTTCTTGGTTGGCCCCACCAGGTCTGCCTTGAGTTGCCGATCCTCGGGTATGGATGCACTTCGCAGCCAGTCCTTCATCGTGCCCCACATCTCAGCCCGCTTGTTGCCCCACATCACCGAGTTCTTGGCCTTCCAGCCAAAGTTCACTCCGCGTACCTTATACCGTTGTTCGTTCAGTCTGTCAAGTATACCGTACCCCAGCCCACCTTCGTCAATCACCGTCAGCACCGGCTTGAACTCTTCGATGGCGTCGATCACCCGACCGACGATGGTCATAGTGTCCTCGCCCGAGTACCGCTTGATGCTCACGATGTCCCGGCCTTGGCGCACCAGTATGACCGTCGAGTCAGCGCCGCCCCGTGCCGGGTCGATCCCTATGACCACTGGCGCCGAACTGTCCTTGTACCGTGGCCGCTTCATCGCCTCATCTACCACCGTTGGGCTGATGAACTGATCCTCGCCTGCGCTGGGGAACTCACCGTACACCTCCACCTTGGCCTGGGATGAGTCCGCGCCATACTCCGCGATGATCTGGTCGTACACCGCCTTGTCCGTATCCTCGACCGTCCTAGCGTCTACGCTCCGGGCGTTCCAGAACGCCCGTTTGGCGTTGAAGCACTCAAAGAAGTACCCCTCGTTTCGACGCGGGTTGCTGAAGGCAAACCAGTACCTGTCGGGCGTGTTCTCTGTGAAGAACCCCGCCCCCACTTCCCAGATCGGGTTTGGTATGCCGCTGCTCTCATCGAAGATCAGCATCATCCCGTCCTGGTTGTGGACGCCCGCGTAGCTGTCAGGGTTCTCGGCTGACCACAGCTTGCCCTCTGCGGCCCAGTAGCGCGTGCCTTTCTTCAGGTCACGCTCGACCAGTTCAGTGATCCACTTCGCCGGCACCAGCTTGGTGGCGCTCACTTCCCACCAGTGCGAGTGCATCGCCATCGCCGCCCACTTGGTCAGTTCTGCCCAGGTCACCGACCGCAGTTGGTTCTCAGAGTTGGCGCTGACCACTACGCTCCCGCCGATGCGCGTGGTGAGCATCCACAGCACCAGCCAAGATACTAGGGCGCTCTTGCCAATACCCCGACCGGAGGAGACCGCTTCCCGTAGGGTGTCCATCTGAACCTTCCCCTTGTTCCGCTGAATGTGCGTCTTGATGTCGTTGAGCACCTCGCGTTGCCATTTGCGCGGGCCTTTGAATTGCGCCAGCGGGGTGTTCTTCTGCCCCCAAGGAAACACAAAACGTACAAACGCTTCGGGGTCATCCGCTAGCGCGGGTGACCACAACTCGACCATCAGGCGCTGCTCTTCAGCGGATGTGTAGATTGGGAGTTGCATCTTCGACGTAGGTTAGACGAGCACGGGCTTCTTCAAGCGCGGTGATGACGCTGATCTTCTGATAGACATCAACGCTGATCTCTTGCTTGGCAGTCCAACCGTGGACATGCTGAAGGATCGCCAGGCTGGCCTTGGCGTCGCCGTTCATCGACGCCTCGGACAGTTTGCCTGCATGCGCCATCTCAGCGTCGGCTTTGCCTTTTTGCGCCGCCATCTCGGCGATGGGGTCTAGCTGACACAGCCGCCTGTATTCAACTGGCAGCATGCCGGAGGCCAGAGCCAAACTGTCGCCTTTTAGGCCCAAGCGCGCTGCTTCGTAAATCTGTTGCAGTCGCGCCTCAGTCGCCCTGATCTCCCTAATTTCTAGCGGTAGGGATTTCATGCGCGGGAGTATACCTTGATTGTTGCTACGAAGGGTGTTACGGCATGGCGTAGGAAAAAATTTTGTTCGCGGACCCTTCGCCAGCGTGACCGGCCGGCGGCGGGCCCTACTCCCCCCTTGCCTAAGCAATCATTGACTAGACAACCATTGCCCAGGCAACCATTGACTAGACAACCATTGCCTAAGCAACCATTGCCTAGGCAAATATGCTGCACTGCAACATGGCGCCAGCGGCTGCGGCCAGTAGTCATGTAGTCATGGCGCGCGAAGCGCTGCGCGAAGCGCTGCGCGAAGCGCTGCGCGGCGGTAGTCATGCCGTAGCCATAGCAGATTGGACCCCGCGCGCACGCATGCCCGGTGATAGTCGCGGTAGTCATGGGTTTGAATTGCTGAAGTAGCCCAATAGTCGCGGTAGTCATGACTATCCGGGTCCGATGCGCCTCGCTATCGTCGCGCGGGGCGCGCGGTAGTCGGATAGCCACGGTAGTCATGACTATCCGGCAACCCCTATAACAATACGTGTAACACACTATGTAGCAAGACATCTACCGATATAGAACAACAGCATGACTATATGACTACACGCCCCGCACGCCTCATGACTACCGCGCTGACTACCGCATGACTACCGCCGCGACTACCGCGCTATCAGGGCGCTGACCCTGTTAACAGTAGGGGCATACGCTACACGCTGCAAAGCACGTTACACTACCAACATGTCGCAGCGATCCCGCAGCGACGCAACCCAGAGAGACACCATGACATTAGACGTAATTTGGTCCCTGATCCTGATCGGCGCAGCTGCGCTGACAATCGCCGGCCTGACCATAGACTGATCGTCAACCCGAGGCGCCTAGGCGCCTCACTAGTGGAGTAAACAACATGATCACGCTTGCAGTCATAGTCAACAATGAAACCCGCGTTTACCCGGTGACCGTCACCCTGACACGTGTCAACCGTGGCTCATGGGACGATTGGCAAGACGAACAAGGGCCATGGATGTCAGAAGATGACAGCGCAGCGTGTCAGCTGTTTGCAGGCGTCGACGCTGAACATGTCAACTACATCTACCACGACGGTTCGATGACAGCGTGTCAAGTCCTGAATACCGACAGTCTCAGCTACAGCAACGGCAATCGTTGGGAGCTGCGCATTGACGGCGCGCATGATCACGACGCCATCGTCGATTTTTTCAAGGGCGGTTTTGACGCCAGCGTGTCCGAATGAGCATACTCGGTTACATCGCATACGAAGGTCCGTCCGTCATTGACGGGCAACCCATTGTTGTCATCGTCAACAGGATTGACGCGGATTCTGAAAACGCGAAAACGGGCGGACTAGTCCAGACCTTTATTATCCGCGCCGATATCGCGCCGACCGAAGCGCTCAAGACAGGCGACGACGGAAGCGTGTGCGGCGATTGCAAGCATCGCCCTTTGCTCGCTGCAAGCAATGGCGAAGCGCCGTGCTACGTCAACGTCGGTCGGTCGGTGCGCAGCGTGTACGACGCATACAAACGCAAGCGTTATGTCAAAGCGCCATTGGAAACCATCGCGCTAGCTCTGGCCGGCAAAAACTTGAGAATCGGCACCTATGGTGATGGCGCTGCGGCGCCCGTGATTGTGTGGCATCGCTTGATCCGGTACTGCGCCGATTGGGTGGGCTACTCGCATCAATGGCGCAATATCGACGCGAGCGATTGGTCAGGCATGCTCATGGCCAGCGTCGACAACGATCAAGAATATGCGGATGCGAAGGCGCGCGGATGGCGCACCTTCCGCGTTGCGTTGAACGAAGACAAGGCGCCGACTGAAGCGCGCTGTCCGGCCAGCAAAGAGATGGGGCAGCGCACTACATGTAACGCATGTTTGTTGTGCAGCGGCACGTCGAAGCGCGCCAAAGATATCGTGATCATAGATCACGCGTTGGGACACAAGCGCCGCGTTGTGCGCATCGCTACTGCGTGATTTTCAGGGCTAGCGCTAGCGGCGCTAGCCCGGACAATCCGTCCGATTTAGGGGTCGACAATGAACCACAAAAGAATTGATAAAGCCGCTGCCGCGTTAGCCCATATGGGGTTTTCAGATGCCACTATTGCGTCATGGCGCAAGTGGGTGGCGGATGGCTGTGGTTACAGCCACGATAGCGGCAAGCGCGACTTGCGCAAGTGGGCGCACTACACCCGTCGGGTTTACAGCGTCAAGGGGTTTTGATGCGAGACGCGTTGTTCGCGTTCGCGCTGGGCGTCGCTGGCGCCGTTTTTCTCTTTTATGGGTTATCAGCATGAAAACCGAAGACATTAAACGAATGTACGACAATCATCCCATGCTGACGCTCAAAGAGCTGTCAGCTCTCACCGGCCTGACGGTCGCGGCCCTCAAACGGTTGTTGCTGTCGTGATCGCCCGCTATCCCGGCACGTGCGCACGCACTGGCCGCGCCATCCGGCCCGGTGACGTGATCACGTTCACTGCGGGCCGCAAGGCGGTGCTTGTGCAACAAATGCACAATGACCCGCAGGGCGTGTCGGACACGATTCAATTCGGTGATCGCACGTTTTATCGGAACCGCGCCGGTCGTTGTGAAGACGCTCCGTGCTGCGGATGCTGCACGATATGACATTAAATCAATTGTTCGACACAACGACCATTATCAACCCCGACGACGGGTTGACGGTGACGGTGTTCCCCGTCGCGCGCGGATGGATGACGCGCATGGTCGACGACGACAGCGGCAATATCGTCGGCCAGCGCCTATTTACCGATGAGGCGCCCGCGCTGGCCTACGCGCATAAAATTGCGGGGGTTGACCCGTGGTTGCGCCTTGGGGGGACAGCATGAAACAGAGAATTAGCGTTCTTGCGAGCGCCATTGTGGCGCACGTGTTGGCCGGCGGATGGCTCGGCGCTAGCTGGCCGCTGTACATCAGAGGCCCGCGCCTTAACAACGCGGGCGAATATGAGGCGGCCTACCGTCTCGCGTGCGACCGCTGCTGGCGCCGATGGGGTGAAGAGTTGGCGTTTATCAGTCGGCAGAATTTCGCGAGGGAAGCAGCATGATCCGATCGTTCTATCACGACGGCGCCCGGTATGGCGTCGTTGAACGTGCATGCGTGCTCAACGGGCGCCGGATGAACCAATGGCATCAATGGCGCCTCATGTCGGGCGCCTACGTCTTGATTCGGTCTATATGGCTGCCACCAAGCGCGCAGCGCGCTGATGTTATCGAGCGATTCTCTGAGCTATGTTGACGGCCCTCGTTGTCGGCCTGCTAGCCTTACTGCTAGCGGCCCTGCTAGATCTCTAACCCGCCGCTGGCGGGTTTTTTACTACCCGCAAACCGACCTCAAGCGGCGCCTCGACCATATCGCGCAATTGCGACTTCGTGTATTTCGCGGCCATGTCGGCGGACACGAACACTTGTTTTTTCGTTGTGTTGGTCTTCGACATGATCCTGCCGGCGTCCTGCCAGCCCGCCTCATTCAGCGCGTGCATCAACGCGCTGGGGTGAATCCGGTGCTGGCCTGGCTGCGTCAGCGCGTCGCAGATAGCGTGCCACGGGCCGGCGATCACGCCCATACTGAACACGCCTATGCGCGCCTCTATCTGTAGCTGCAGATATTCTTCGTGGGCCGACCGACCGCGTTCGACCATGATCGCTTTGGCTTCCGTCATTGGCGGCGATGCGCCTGGCAGAAACGCCGATACGTCACGCGACGCCAGATACCCGGCGACGATCGCATAACCGCCCGATTCATACCACTGCCACATCGCGGCGCCCTCGGCGTCAGTCATGCGGGGCGCGTCGGACCACACACAAAACCAGCGCCTATCGTTCGACGGGATAGAGATAGCGGCGCGCTCGTTCGAAAAGCACAAGACCCATATTCTGTTCAGAGCGTTGTACGGGTGAAGACCCTTGCGGTTGACGGGCAGGTATTCCGGCGGCGCTGCAATGATCGGCTTGAGGACGTTTTCCATCGCTCGACGGTCCCTTGCTTCCGCCTGGCGGAGCTCGTTGATCACCATCACTTCGGCTTCCAGCGCGTACCCCCACGACGACGACAATTCTTCGTTCTTGACGATCGACACATTCGACCGACCGATAGCCCACAAAAACGGCGCGTAGAGCGTGTCTTTGCCTGACCCCGGCAACCCACCATGCAACACCGCATGGTTGATTTTCTTATCAGCATGTTGCAGCTTATACGCCAGCACATCTAAGACATGCTCGCGCTCAAACTGTTCGGGTATAAGCCGCTCGACATGCTCAAGCCACCGCGACGCATTGCCCTGCGCCGTCGCTGGCCTAGCGTCGCGCCAACGGTTGCCAAAGACAGCGCCATCCATTGTGGCCAGCACCGACTCGCCGGCGGCATAGGTCACGCCTTGCAGCGTGCGGGCGCCCTTGGCCTGACGGTTCTCATCGTAGCAAACGCTGGCGGCTACTTTCGTCTTTCCTTCACCATGAATCGACTTGCACGGTATATGCGCGAACACCGCGTTGAACGACTTGCGCATGATCTCGCGGCGCTCCATCATGTCGAAGTACGCGTCATCGCTCATAATATAGGCGAAGCGCTCATACCATTCGGCCTTCTCAAGCCGGCCCATCTCTTTGCGGTTGACCTCGCGGATAATCTCGACCGTCTCATCGGGGAATGCAGTCGTCGGCGATATCTTGCCCAACGCGCCAGCCATCACAACAGCTAGCAGTTCGTCGCGCAGGCCATGCTGGTGGTCAGGGCCACCCTGCTCGGCCACCCATGTCAGGTAGCGCGCAGAGTTCCATTCGTCAACGCAGTGGCCGTGGAAGCACGTATAGGCCCGCGAGACGGGCCTGTAGCGGCCCATCGCGTTGCCATCGGTATGCTCGGCTGCATTCGGGCAAACGACGCCGCACCAGCCCTCGCCGTTGGCGTTCTCCAACAGGTCGCCACGCTCGGCAATCCACGCCAGCACGTCGTCATCGCCATCGTCGGCAAGGCCGACCGGGCGCATTGTGGCGGTATCGGCCACGCCTGGCGTGACGCCCAGCGCGGCGCAGATATCGGCCAATGAATACTCGCGGCCCTGTGTGAACTCAGTCAGCACCGAGGCAAACCCGTTCTTCTGGTTGATGCTGCCTGGCAGTCTGAAATTACGCACCGGGTTGCAAGCGCCTGGATCGGTGTAGCCAGCGGCAGCGATGGCCTTGATGGCGGCTGAAAACTCGCCGACCGTTGGCTGTTCGTTGAACGCATAACCATACTGATAGTTACCCGGCGACGTTTCCATGATCCACGTCGGCGGCAGCGGCGGCGTCTTGCTTTTGGTGCCGATATCGTCCAGCATCATCGCCAGACAATGCGTGCAGTTAGACGCAGATGCCGACACTCGACCGTCGACGAATCTAGACACGATAAAACTGCCGGTATTGCAGTACCACGACGCCTCGCCGCGCCATTTTTCCGGTAGATATGCCGGCCATGTGTTGTCTTTTTGTTTCACCACCAGCGCAGTTTCACCCTCGACCGCCAAAGATGCGATATAGTTCAGCACGTAGAAAACTCCTTTTAGGGCGCCTTGCAGGGCGCCCTTTTTTTAGGGCTTGCCGTAACGCGACATTACCTTGATGTCGACCGCTAGTGGCAAGCCAGACGCCCATGCGGGCGGGGTACACATCACCTGGCGCAGCGCAGCTACGTCAGGCGAAGCGGTCTCGATGACGATCTCATCGTGGACAGTCAACACAACATCCTCGACCTGGCGCAGCGAGTGCCGCAGCAGATCGTTGGCCACTGCCTGACAGACGTTCTCAGCCGCCAGGCCGCTCCAGAGACGCGCTCGGGGCCACTCAGTCGCGCCTTGCTCGGGTTTCCAAGCGCACTTGGCATAGGACACACCATCCGGTTCGAAGCGGGCATAGGGGTAGCATAGTACCCTGCCCGACGGCAGCGCGTACCATAGATGGACACCGTCAAACAGGTAAGTGACGCGGCCAGCGACGAACTCCTGATTCGGGTTGCGCATGGCGCGCATGTAGGCCGACTCCAGCGCCTGCCAGTACCGCACGGCCCACTGGTTGGCGCGGCGCCAAGCGTCCACCGTGCGCCTGGCAGCGGCCTCTGGCAGGTGGACACCGTAGTTGCGGCCCATCGCGGCGAAGGCGCCCACACTGCCGCCGTAGCCGCAGGCTAGGATCGCCACCTTACCGACCTGGCGCATGTCAGGCGTGACATCCTCGGTCTTGAAGATCAGCGACGCCTCGCGAACGTAGATGTCCTGACCGGAGCGGAACACATTGAGCACTTCGTCGCCGTTGCCGGAGAGCCACGGGTTGCACCGCGCCTCAATGCCCGACCAGTCGGCCACGACGAATTGCTTGCCGGGTGCGGGTATCAGCGCAGGCCGGAGCATGCTCTTGAGCACATCGGTGACGCGCTTGCCGAAGGCCGGCACGATAGGCGCGTCTGATACCATCGAGTCGCGCACCTCCTGCGGCGCCTTGGCACACTTGCGCGTGAAGTTGTGGACTTGCAGGCCGTAGCTGGACAAGCGCCCAGTGGCAGCGCCGCCGTTGAAAACAAACGCGCCGCGCACGCGATGGTCTTCTTCATCAGCCAGCGCCGCCATCCTCGCAAACTTGGCAACGGACGACGCCCAAAGATCGTCAGCGGACTGGACGACCTCGCGGACATCCGGGTCAAGATCGTCACAGGCCAGCAGGTTGGCGCGAACCGTCTTGTCGATGCTGATCTTGTCCTCGACCGTCATCAGCTTTAGCTGCTCGGGCGACACGCGGTCTTGCACCCACTGGCGCATGCGCGGCGAGCGGACAGATGTCACTGCGCCCTGCGTCACCTTGGCGACAGTGTCCTGTATCTCGATCAACTCGGCGCTGGCGTAGCGCACGGCAGAACGTGCTAGCCTAACATCGACTAGCACGCCACGGTCGTTGATGCGCTCGTTGACATGGTAGTCGAGCAGTTCATCGTCGGACAGACCGCGCATGCCCTTGCTGATGGCGCGCATGGCGCGGACATCCTGCGCGCAGTAGTCGAACAACTCAGGGAGCAGCGCGGTGTTGTAGGGTGGGATGCAGCACTGCCGTACCAGATGGCCACCTCGATGGTCTTTGCGCATGGACGCGCCGGCGAACCGGCCAGCGTCTTCTAGGCTGCCAGGCGCACAGTTGGCGCGGGCCTGCGCGGCCGTGCAGTAGAACTGTTCTAGCGGGTAGTCCTGCTGGAGGACGTACCAAAAGATGAGCCGCTCGAAAGCGGCGTTGTGGGCGCGTATCTGGTGGCCTGTGAAGTCAGGCAATGGGCCACCGGTCCACATCTGGACCTCGCCATCATCGTACGCATAAGCCATGCACAGAACCTCTGTGCTGAGGCTCTGCGCATAGTTGTAGACGCCTGCGCTTTTTAGGTCGCAGGCGCTCTTCGTTTCGAAGTCACACCAAATCATAGAGAGCAAACTCTGCACGTCTGGGCGTTGCCGTCACCTCGAATCTTGCGGCCTTTCTCAAACTCTACAGCCAAGTCTTTTAGAGAAGCAGGCCAAGCGTCACGCTGCGGCGACCTGAACGTATGGCCTAGCTTCTCCTCGACAGCCACGCCTTTGGCGTACTCGGCCGGGTAGTCGCGCCAGAGATCGCGCCACTCGCCAAGACGCTGATAAGGGCACACTGCGCAGTCAGTGCGCCGGGGAATCGTGACGTTGCGCTGCCCCAAATACTTCCAGACATCGGCCTCGTTCCAACCCCACTCGCGCATGGGGAACCGTATCTTTATGTCCTCCCCGTAGATGCCGCGCCGCGCCTCTTCGTCAGCGCGAAGGCCGACGTATAGGACAGAACCCTCAGCCAACGATTCGAAGTACTCAATCGTCGGCTCGATCTTGAGGATGCGCGTACACCATCTGGCGCGGAAGTTGGGCAGCATCTGCATCTGCTCGATCAAACCGTACAGGTCGGTTGTGTGCCCGACCTTCTTTATCGGCAGACCCATCATGCGCTCTAGCTTTGCCCAGTGCTCGACCATCTCGGGCAGTTCGTTGCCTGTGGCGTTGCAGATCAATTCGTAGTCTCGCGGCTCGACTTCCATCAGTCGAAGCGCCAACGCGGTGGAGTCTTTGCCCCCGCTCAGTCCGATAACGTGTTTCACGGGGGCCAACGCTCTTAGGCCCGACGGCGGCGGGTCGGCTCGGCAGGCGTAGCCTCTTCTTCGCCTTCCATGCCAATCCAAGACTGCACATCGAACAGCGGCGTGTAAATCTTGCCGTAGCTCTTGTGCTGGTAGAACTCCTTGTTGAGCACGATCACCGGCACTGGCTTGCTCGGGTCGGCCTCAACCTGCGCAGCGATGGCCACCGCGATGGTCTGGACGCCGCGCTTACCGCCGACGCTGGTGGAGCTATAACGCACCTCCAGACCCTTGTCTTCGCCGGTCAGGCACTTCAAGCTCATGCCAACCTGCTGCTCCCAGCCCTTCTTGGCGCCAGCAGGCACCGGCCCGTGCTCTGGCAACGGCTCAGACACCGACGCCATCATTTCACCAAGGACTTCACCATCGCCCCACGCAATCCAGCCGTGGACAAAGGCGAACGGATTGACCGCCCAGGTCGAGCCGGCCTCGGCCTCATCCTGATCGCTGCCAAACACCCAATGACCGGTGCGGTCCATCTTGAGGATGGCCACACCAGGCGCCTCACGCGGCGCAATGGCGCGCAACGATTGGGCAAGAGATGCAACTGCCGGCAAGCCGGCTGATTTGAACGCTACGAGATTAGACATTACAGTACCTTTTTCAAAAGCTGACCCAGCTGAAGGATGGCAGGCCGGGGGTCAGAATCCGGTGCCATTGTGTTACCCGACGACACGCTGACAGTGAGACCGTCTGGGAGCTTTTTGAGCTTCTTTTCGGCCACTGCTGGCGAGACCAATGTGGTGACGTCGGGGTCTTTCAGGCCGGCCTCGATCAAGGCCGCACGCGCCTTGTCTTCGTCCAGCCATTTTCTTGTGCCGCGCTTGGCGACCAATTTGTAGCCGGGGATCACCTGGCCATTGTCTAGAGCGCGCTGCGCCAACTCGCGCAGGCCGGCGATCCAACTGTCGAGCAGGTCAGCCTGTTGCAAGTAGATGCTGATCTGCTGCTTGTCCAGCGCGTCGAACTGCACCTTGACGGCGCGGTCAACTGCGCCGGTCAGGATAGGACAGACAGGCTTGGCGGTGCACCAGCGGCAGTGCTCGCCCGACTTCAGCGCCGCGTCGGGCTTGACCGCCTGTTGCACCGCGTCGAAGAGTTGGTCTTCAAACCGACTGATCCGGGCGCGAGTGGTGACCCAGCGCTTGATCATCGGCGGCTGGATGATGACCAACTCGACCTCGGTCACACCTTCAAAGGCCCACGGCTGGGACCGACGCGCTGCCGCAGCGTAGAACATCAACTGCATGTTTTCTTGGGCTTCAACGATAACGCCATCGCCGAACTTCCAGTCGAGGATGACGGCGCGGTTGCCGATCTTGCCCAGCACATCGACGCTACCAAAGACGCCGGGGATGAAGTCGCCAAAGTCGACGCGCACCTCGACGGCCAGTTCCATGTCCTTGTCAGGGTCGACCTGATCCAGCAGCGCCAGTGCCGGCATGATCTTGTCGTTGTGCAGTTCCTCGGTGATCTGTTTAGGCGTCTTGCCATCGATGATGGCCGCGATGACATCGTGCAGCAGCGTACCCTCGGCGGCGTACTTGCTCTCAGCCTGGGGCGGCATCTTGGCCGTCAGGGCGACAGAGCCGGGGCAGTTGATGACCCGGCTGGCGGTGCTACCGCCGACGATCTTACTGTGCTGAGTCATCTTCAGCCTCAACTTCGTCAACCTCGGCAAACACCGCTGTCGTGGTGTAGCTGTAGCCTCTCAGCTCCTCCAGCTCAAACTGAGCGCCGTAGCGCCTCTTGATGTGTGAGGTCAAAATTTCCTTGATGTCTGTGTCGTCTAGGGTGATCTTCACTTTACTGTACTCCTTGGTTGATGGAGACTGAACTGTAGCAAGCGAAAAAAGACTTGTCAAGAACTTTTTTACTGTGTTACAGTTGTGCCTCACAAGGAGCAGACATGATCACTTTCCAGACCGCCCCGCGAGGGACAGCCACTGTAACAGAGGCCCACGCGCAGTCAATGCGCGATCTCTTTGCCGGCCTCAAGCCGCTCAAGTCGACCAAGATCAAAGCCCACAAGCGCAGTTTTCCAAAAATTTTTGGCTCGACCGAGGACTACATCCAGCAGTACTTTGCGTTGAACAGCCATTGGACTCTTGCGGCCTATGGTTCTGGCGACCACATCTTGCTGTACCACCCGCTGCCCGACCGCGTTGCGCGTCTCAACCCGTCAGAGCCCGAAGTTGAAGGAAGCTGACGTTGAACGCCACCTGGTCAAGTTGGTCGAGAAGGCCGGCGGCAAGGCGTACAAGTTTGTCTCGCCAGGCCGCGCAGGCGTGGCCGACCGCTTGGTCGTGCTACCTGGCGGGCGCGTCTGGTTTGTTGAGCTCAAGGTCGCAGGCGGGCGCATGTCGGCGTTGCAGCAGGTCTTCGCGGCCGACATGGCCGCGCTAGGCCAGAACTACACAGTACTCTGGAGTAAAGAAGATGCAGCTACGTTCGTATCAGTCCATTGCGGCTGACTTCCTGTACGAGCATGACCGGGCGATGATCCTCGCGCCGGTCGGCGCGGGCAAGACAGCTATCACGCTGACCGCCATGCGCGAGATGCTGCGCGATGGCCACGCCAGTCGGTTCCTTGTGCTGGCGCCCAAGCGCGTGGCTGAACATGTCTGGCTAGAAGAGAAGGCGAAGTGGGCGCCTGAGATCACGATGGCCATCGCCGTGGGCACGGCCAAGCAGCGCGGCGCTGCGCT